AGTCAGTGCAAACCAATTGCGTAAAACCTGTGTTGTCTGGCATGACGTTTTGCACAGTATAAGTAGTAGCAGCAATTACTAACGTATCACCTTGATCTATATTTGTGACATCGCTACTACGACAAGTTATCACTGGTTGTGTGCCTTCGACACCAACACCTTCAGCGATTTCAAAGTATTCATTGTTAAAAATGACTTGGATAGTAGAAGCACTACCAGCAATAGTGACGACTGCGTTCACACCATGTGCATTGGTATCTAAAAATGCTAATTGGTCAGCAGCAGATTCTAGTACCATGCCTTTACCTACTCGCTAGTTTTTTTTAATTTTTTACTAGACTTTTTTAAGCCAACACTGCGATTGCTACTTTTCTTTTTCGCATCAGCAGTAGTTAATTCAGCTTTGTTGTAACCAATCAAAGCATTGCCATCTGATTCTGCCAATTCAACAACATCACCAGCTTCTAACTTTTGACCATTAGCTACAGTATTTTTTAAAATTAAGTATTTATTCATTGTTTTCTTTTTTGCTGAAAAAGCAGATGAGTAAATCCCATCTGCCTTTTCGGTTGTTAAGACCATCTATTACGATGCTGCACAGAAACTTACAGCATTTCTGACGTTTACGTCGCAACTCTGTAATGCAACCACTCTGACAGTTCCAGAAGAACTATTAGTGTAAGGGTCAACGACTAAATCAACGCCCGAAAACAGACCTACCAAAAGGTCTTGCATGTTTCCAAAGACGTAGTTGTTAGCAGTCAATTGAGCTGAAACAACAACTGGGTAGCCATTAATTAAGCCATCTGTGTAAACAAATTGTGCTGTATTAGTAGCTTTTTCAGTTGTTTTTAATGTACCAGCATTGCTAGGGTGGACTATGTAAACCAATCCTCCTAATAAAGCATTATCGACAGCTACGCTGGTCTCCATGCTTACCATTTCTCCGAAAGTTGGTGCAGCTGCACTACTTAAAGAAACAGTATTAATACCTGTGGTGTTAGTTATACCAGTAGGGTTACCACTAGAACCAGAACCTTCTAAAGCTGCATTATCTAAAGCAATAGCCATAGAACCAGCTAAGTCATTTCTGATTAAGTTTTCAACATCTAAAGATGATTGAATCATAAGCTGACGAGTAACGTCAGTGAACGCACCTAGTGTTCTAGGAGTCATAGTCACTGAGCCAATAGTCATTTCTGACTCACCAGCAGCACCACCTTCTGAGCTAATAAAAGCAGCAGAACTAGCAGCAGTTTTCTTAGGGATTTTTACATCACCAGAAAGACCACTTAAAATAGTAGCGTTTTGCATGACTGCACTAGAATTTCTAAGTGCATCAATAAAATCACCACCCCTAAAGTCTTGACCTATAAGTCCAGCATCGTCTGAGCTATTCAAATCACGTTGTGACCAGTTGGATAATACCTCTGGTGGTAGTAACACACCTTGTGCTGTTCTACCATAGATTTCACCAGCAGCTCTTGAACATTCAAATTCAAAGGCAGCTTCTTCTTGTGCTTTACGATCAGTTGGGTTAGCCATTGCGTTAATAGCTTTTAAAACACTAAATCTTTTAGTTTCTTTATTAGTTAAACCAATTTCTTTAGTATCTAAAGGTTCAGAACCAATTTCGTTAAGAAGTTGACCTCTAAAATCAGAAACAGAAACGCCTTTTCTAATGGCTTCTCTTGATAAGTCTGATTTGTTGTGTCTCGCACCTAATTCTAAAATCTCATCTACTTCTTTAGAGTAGTTAGACTTTGCTTCACTAGAAGCTATAGAGCGTACTTCTTCAACATTAACTGTCGGTTCTACCTTAGTTTCAGTTTTGTTTTCTTCCATTTTAGTTACCTCACTATTTTTAGAAGAGTTATTGTTATTGCTTCGTGCTACTCCAACACCAGCAGATTGATCTGCAGGAATTGAAACAATTGAAGCTTCCATCGGAAAAAATGAGACACGATAAGTATTCTTTTCGTTTTCATCTTTTCGCATTTTTGTTACCTGATAACCCACGCTGACATTTTGACGAATGCCATCGAGAACATCATTAAACACTTCAGTCGCCAAGTCTGATCTACCAAATCTGACTTGTGCTAGGGTACGCCTAGTGTTGCTGTCGAGAGAATAAGATTCGATCACGCCAATTTGTTTTTCTGGGTCGTGATCTAATAAAAGGGGACTTCTGCCACTTGCCATAAAAGACATATCTATATCTTCGGCATCGTGGCTTAAAATTTCGTAACCGAAAGAACGCATGACTGGCGTTTCGGAAGTTAAAGCAATTCGGACTGTTCTTTTTTCTTCGTCAATGAAGTCTTGGTTTAATTCTCTAGTAGAAAATTGCTTGGCTTCTAAAAATCTTTTGTTTTCTTCATCTTCATCATCGTAAGCATTTTCAATAGCAATATCTTCAACTAATTCTTCTGTTTCTTCTGCTGTTTCTGGCATTGCTTTACCAAATTCAATAATGTAAGAATCTTCTGTTTCTACTACATTTTGTATATGTCTTTCTTCGTCCATTTTTTCCACCAAGTTTTTTGACCAGCTAAAACCAGCATCACCACCCCATAACGCCCAAGCAATACGACCATTAGAAGGGTAGCCATCTTCACCTACGTTAAAACCTTCTGCTTCTTTATCAACTTCGTGTCTAGCAAAATAGCTATACATTCTTTTGATTGTAGAATCAGATAAATTTTCACCAGCTACAATCTGTCTTGCTCTGATTGCACCAATTCTTGTACCACCTCTACCATATTCTTCTCGCCATTTGAGACCTTTAGCAGCTTCGGTTTTCATACCTTTAGTTGGTGTAGCCATAACAAATACTTTGCTTTATCAATAAAGTTATTGTGATTTTTGTTTTTGGCAAGTTTTACTAATCTTCTTCGGTAAGATTAATATTGACGTTAGGTTCTACTGGTTGTTTTGAGCCGAAAGGTTGCGTAGCGTATTCGACATCGTAATTTTCTGCTAGTTTGGTTTCACGATCTAATTCCTCATATAATTCTTCAACATCACGACCATATTTTTTCTGTATGTCTTGCAAAGTAACCAAACCATTTTGCAATAAAGATATATTGGCATTGGCTTCTTTTTGTGGGTCAACCCATTCATAGCTTCTAGGTATAAAAGTTACTGAGTCAGCAAATTTGTCAAACTTAGTTAAAGGTAAATTTATTTTGCCAGTTGAAATTGCCATTTCTAACCATTTTCTGAATACTGGTTCGACAAAATGTTCAACCATAAATTTTTGCAAGATACGATAGTTGTCACGATCAGCAATTGTGCCTTGTCTAATAGATGAATAATTTACGCCTTCAAGATTATTAGCCAATTCAACATAACTGACATTTAAACCAGAAGCTATTTCTCGTAAAACTGCTTTTTGAAAATCAGAAAAAGCTGAATTAGGGTGATTAGGGTCAAAAGTTTCTACTGAAGTGCCATTTGGTAATTGTTCAAATGTACCAGCTTCAGCATTCATAATCGGTGCGTACTCATTTTCGTATTCTTCACCAACATAATCTTCATCACCACTACCGACAAAGAAACCCATTTTTGATGCACCAACTCTGGCACTGACTAATTCTGCTTCTAAATAACCATTCAACATTTTTAAAGAAGTCATTACTGACGATGTAAAAGGTACACCCCTAGTTTGTTCAGCACGATCTTGAATAAAAGCATGGATCATTTCATCGGCTTTGACTGTGATATGTCTTTGGTTTGGGTTGGTATAGCTAGTAGGGTATTGATCTGGGTGATTTTTAAACAAGTGATACGCTGTGGGTTTGCCAAATTGATTAATTTCAACACCCATTTTTATTTGCCCATTAGGAGTTTTAGTATTTTTTTGTTCGTCTAAGTGATCGGACTCTAAAAACTGCATTGAGTAACCAAAATCATTGCTCGTATCTTTTATGTGTCTAATTAAAACTTCACCATCACGTGCCAAATTTTGTATAAACAATTTTTGTGCATCTAAAAAAGATAATTTGCCATCAGCAGTACAAGAACCAATTTTTGCCCATTTATAAAATTCGGTTTCAATAATTCTATTTGCCACAACATCTAAAGAGTTGTCATCGTTTCTTGCTTTCATTGAAATACGAATGCCATGCTCACCAACGACATTATTGACTAGCATTTTCAAATATCTAGCAACATAACCATCATTTCTTGATAATTCTCTTGATCTATTTCGTAAAGTTTTAAGTGCTGTGTATATTTCTGAATCAGCAGAACTTGATGAGCTATTAAAATCTGCAAACAAACGACCAGTACCAGCAGCACTGTAACTACGTTTGAAAGTTTGTGGTTTTTTCTTAGGTTTTCTACCTATATATCTATCGTACCAAGCCATTAAAATTTAACCTTAATTGTTGAACCACTAGCTTTGCCACGTTTTAATCTTGCTTGTTTTTCTTCAGCTAAAACTAATGATTTGTAATGTGAACGCCAATCTCTTAATTCTTGTGGTGACATTCTTGATAAGGAACGACCTGCAATACTCATTGACATTTGATCGATAGAAGCACGATTTTGTATCGTATCGTCTAATGCTTGTAAAACAATTCGAGCATGAGAACGATAATCGCCATCATCGGTTGCATAATCTTTTTGGACTTTAAAAAACCCTTCATCAACTGTTAGTCTTTGACTGTCACTTGATCTAGTTATAAAAGCTCTCCAACTATAATCACCAGCAGTATAATTTATTGTCGTGCTTTGACTAACTGACACAATGTAAGTATTGTCGCTTTCCGAAGCAGTTATATCTATTTCAGTTGTACCAGCACTGTCTAACAATCGAGCCGAATAACTTAAAGCATAACTACTTGTAGGGTAATCGGTTGCTAAATCTTCTCTACGCCAATTCCATTGATCGCCTAAATATAACTCGTTAGGTTCACTATCTGGATAATTTGATGTATCAAAAAGATTCGACATACTAATAAAATTAATTAATCTTGCTTTTCAAAGATATTGAGAAACCTGATTAAATCAATAATTAGTTTTTAACGCCAAGAATTAACCCAATTTGGTTTGTTACGTCTTTTTTTTATCATTTTTTTATTTTTTTCATTTGTTATGTCTTTATTGTCTTTGCGTTTATTAATTGTTTCTAAATTTGGCGATAAAATATAAAAAGCTGCCATTGCATAGACAAAACAATCTAATGCTTCTTGCCTTTCTCTAGTCTGTTGCCAAACTAACTTCTTTTGTCCTTTGTAATATTTCACAATTCTTTTTTCACCTGTTAGTTGGTCAAAATATTCTTGATCTGCTGTAGCTGGGAAATGTATGTAGCCAGTTTGTTCTAGTTCAGCATTAAGCCAACTAAATAACGTATCTTTAGCAGTGTCAGTACCAATGGGGTACAACATAACTCGCTGTTTACCAGCTTGGGTAGGGCGATTGCTAATGGGTTTACCACTTTGCGATTGTCCTTTGACTGCAAAGACTCTCCGACCTTGTCTTTGTTTACAAAAAGCATAAACATTTTGAGTAGAATAACCAGAATCAACGCAAGTTATAGCTATTCTGAGTTGTCGATTATCTTCTGTAACAAAATTAGTAAGTAAATATTTATCTAAATCTTCCCAAACTATTGCTTGATTTGGGTCACCCCAAAATATTTGATGCTCAATAACGTAGCTGTGTTTGTCTGCTGACCAACCAATAACAGAAATTTCAACACGATCTGACTGTACATCACAACCAGCAGTCAATAATAAAACTTCTTTGGGTATTGAATTGGCATCGTAATTTTCTCTGCGATTGAGTAAAGAGTCACTTTCAATGGCTTCACCCCCATCTTGGTCAAAACATTCACCCAACGAAGTATTTACAAAAACTCTAAGTTGGTCTGGATTCTTTTTTGCTTCTAAAAAAGATTCAATGACTTCTTTCCAATTACGCCAAGGTGAATACAATTCGTTTAAATGAAAACCAGCAGTATTGTTAGGACTTTTATCTTCACTTTGCCATTCGCCTTTTTGTATCATGTAAGGTTTATGATGTTCTTCTATTAAGACTCCACATTCATTGCAAACGTAATGTATGTCTTTTAAATCTTCTGACCATTGCAAACCTGACCATTCCAAATGTTGTTTGTGACCACAATCAGGACAAGGCACATAAAATTTTCTTTTATCTGACACTTCCCAAGCATCTTGTATTCGACTTGCACCATTGACTGTTGGCGTAGAAGTCAAAATAACTTTACGATTCCAAAAGGTAGAAGTTCTTTTTCTTGCTAAATCTACTGGGTCACCTTCGGCAGTAGGTTGGTAACGATCAACTTCATCGCATAAGACAATCCGACAAGGTCTTGAACTAAGTGATGCTGGACTATTTGAACCAGAAATAACAACAAAGCCACCAGCAAAAGACTTTTGCAAAATTGTATTGCCACTGTCACGACTTTTACTGTCTTTGACTTTGTTTTTTAGAGCTTCAGAACTAGCAATCATTTTTGACAAGCGTTGCGTTGAAAATCCTCTAGCCATTTCTAATGTTGGCATTACAACTAACATTGGTGCTGGGTCATGGGCTATGTGATAACCCAAAATATTTAAAATTATTTCTGTTTTGCCAACCTGACTGCTAGACATGATGACAATATTTTCTATATTGCGATCATTTAACGAGTCCATGATGCCACGTTGATATTCAGCACGACTGGTTTTCCACTGACCAGCTTCAGCAGAAGATTCAGATGTTAATACTCGGTATTTATCTGACCAAGCAGAAACCAATAAACGCTCTGGTGCTTTAAAGGTCTGTATTGATTGTGTCCAGATTTTCTGTTGTGTTGTCTGGGAGTCCTGATTTTGCGATTTCATTTAAGCTTTCGTGTACCTCTCTCATTATTAAATCTTCAATTTCTGCATAACTTTTCAAACCCAAGACTTGATGTGTAATTTTTGCTGGTATGTTCAGCAACTTAGATCGGCAATTAGCAATTAAATCTTGCCAAGTGCTAATGACATCGTCTGAATGTATTAACTTACCTGACAAAATAGCAACTTCTATCTCTTTTTGATCGGCTTGATTTTTTGTCAGTCTTAATTTTTCTTCGTTTATGTCATTCGGTATATCTTTTAAATGCAATCTTGATCTTTGTCGCAAAAAGTCTATGTAAGCTTTACGAGATTCGTCAAGTGATGTTGAACCTTTGCCAGATGTACCTCTAGGCAAAATACCTTGTGACACTAAATTAGAAACGTGCTGCGTAGTTAAGTATAAATGTTCAGCAATTTCTTTATGAGTAGCCATTTACTTACTTTTTTGCAATTTTCTTTTTTAATCTTCGTCTTTTGTGTTTGTTCATGGTGCTAGTCATTCTATTTTTGCCACCTTGCGAAGTTTTTTTGTATTTGTGACGAACTTTGTCGTAAGTGCTTTCTTGTTTCAGTCTTGCCATTTTTTAGAAAAGTTAATGACAATCTTTATATGCTGTGCCTAAAAAAATAACGAGCCTTGAAATCACC